AACAAACCCCCATTACCATTTAACTTGGTAAAGCCTAGTTGATCTAGTCCTAACCATTTTAATATTAAGTTCTTCATAATTTACACTCCGTAAATGCAGGGCTTAATTGCCCTGTTATAGATATTATAAGTCATATTAGACAGATAGTACACTAATTGTTGATTGATCTCCTGGAGGATCCTGGAGGATCTTGCAGCTGCACCTGGTAAGATTTTTTTTCTTATTTATTAATATATAAGGCATTTTCTTTTCTTTTGTTCTAATCCTTTAATATAAACCCGACTCCCGACACTTCATATTTAACCCGACACCCGACAACCCGACAGCAAAAACGCTATATATTTTTATATGCACCCGACAACCCCCCTAGATGCTATTAATTGATTATATGAATACTTATATAGAACATATCCAATTATAAGTGTGTACTATCTGTATAAAATAGCTTATAATCCTATAGTCAATTAATTAAATACGGAGAATAAATATGACAATAGAATTAAATAACGCTATTACCAATTTAAAAAACAATTGGTATGAAGACGAACTTAACAATTACGCCGAGTCATTCGGCGTAAATAATCCCGAGTCTATATCCTTAGATGATTTACAAGAAAGCAATTATAAAGATTTAAGAAGTCTTATTAATTGCCAAGATAAGGTAAATCTAGTTTTAAGTGATAAAGATATTCTTGCTGATTATATAGAAATACTCTGGGAATACATATCCGAAAAAGACATACCGGAGATTATGTCAAGATATGAACAATTAGAGGGGGTTAAATAATGGAAACTAAACAAGTAATTTATAACATGCTTACTGAAAATACCGGTACGCATTTTCTAGATAGTGGCGGTGCTAATGACCGCCATTGGCAACGCAACCAGTCCAAGACTATTGATGATTTTGAAAAGGAAGAAGAAATACAGATTATAGATAAAAATTCAGAATATCCATATCTTATTAAATCTTTATATCATCATTTAATTGATAGTTGCGAATACTTAGAAAAAGATAATAAAGACTTTATCAATTGGATTAATCAAAACCCTTATAGCTGGAAGGATAACCAAGACGGAAGATGTGCGGGTTCTATGTATGATGTAGAAGAATATATGTCTTTAACTTATGGGGACGATATCAGAACTGAATACACTTTTAACTATGATAACAACCTATCCCAAGACATACAGTTTATGACTGTTGGCGATACTTACGACTGCAATATTATTGCACTTGCTATTCATAATGGGGCGGACGCTAGGGGTGGTTTAACTGATTATAAAATTTTTAGAATAGATGAAGATTATTTTTATAACTTTAATGAAGATGTTGAGGACTACCTAGAACATTATGAGGGGGTGAAGTAATGCCAATGCCAAAAGAAGATATATTAAAAGTCTATGAAGATAGAAAAGAAAACAGCGAATACAGTTTTACTATTGATTTAGCCGTTGGAAGATTAGAAATATTTGCTGATTGGTCTAGTGGCGAAAATGAATTAGATTATGACTTCTTCATTAATAAAACTGATTACCATGACGGGGGTAGGTTTATGCGTGAAGCGTTTGAACAACCCGAAGATTACCAATTTGAATTTCTAGTTTTTGATATCTTAGAAAGTTATTTTACCGAAGACTGTATTTATAGAAATGAAAGTCTTTATAAGCAATTAAGAAAATAATTACTCCGTACACCCGAGCAAGTGTATAAAAGGCTCACATACAGGAGACAACAACTATGACATATATAAGAATTTTCAGAACTAATATAGAGTTTGCTATGGAGGGCAACCCGACATACCCCGACATATTAAGACAAGCCCGACAACTTAAAGTAAGGCTACCCGATCAACCCATATTTCAAATGACTACAACCCCGAATCCCGACTATTGGGAGCAATTTAAAGGAGAAGAAAAATGAAACAATACATATACGAAGTAGTAGAACAATCTGTTGATATAAGAAAATTTGAGATAGTTTCCGACAGAAAACTAACCTATGAAGAAGTAGAAGACGCAATTTGTTTACCTGATATAAGAATAGAAGGAGATGCAGAAACAGATAATGGAATTACTGCAACCTATTTATGGACTGATTATGGTGATGATGCAGAAATTGATATTGAAGGTAATTTAAAGGAGCAAGACTAATGAAAAAATTTAACAAACAAAAAGCAATAGATAAAATCCTTGATGATTTTACTGAATGTAGAATATCAAGTGAGTGGTTTCCACATAGCGAGACGCAAATAGAATGGTCAACACATCAAGAGGTGTATTTAATCTTACGTCAAGATTTTACTTATGATTATGCCGAACCAAAATATTTAGATATGTATGTTGAGGATTTAAAAGAAGAAGATTTAAAACTATATTGGGAGCAAGACTAATGAAGAAATACTTAGTAAAAGTTTATAACAAGGAAGATAACAGCTACCGAATTGCTATGGAGACTCCAGACCTTGATGTAGCAAAAGACAAAATGACTAGATTATCTAATCAAGGTCATACAATAAAAATTGATCTAAAGCCTAACAATACCCCCGACCATTTAAAAGATGTACCGAAGGATAAGTTAGACACTTTAATAGAAATATTTAAACCAAGACTGTAGGAGGTCAAAAATGAGTGAAGTAAAAGACTATGGAAACGGATTTAACAGCAATAACTCTATTGCTATTATTTGGGATATTGAAGATGTTAGACGCCAACTAGAGTGTCTGAACGAAAATCATGCAATAGATTTAAAATTATCTGATGACGATTGTATGGAAGTTTTAGAAAGAATTGTAGATAACCATGACGCTAATTATGGGGTAAATTGGGATAGTCTTTATAATTCTATAGAGTATTGTTTCGAAGATGAAATTAATGAACTAAAGGAGGTATCTAATGGATAACCCAAGAAGAATAGTATCAGCTACTATCTTAGTTGAATGGAATGACAACCCTAAACCCGTTGTTTTAAATAATGATATGCCTAACGGATTAGCTAACGACTTTGACGATTGGTTAACAGAAGTTGAGCAAGAGGAGGTATCTAATGTCTAGGGACTTAATAATTGATATGCAAATAAGTGTGAATGTATCAAAAGATTATTACGCTAAATTAACTAATATGTCTGATGAAGAAATTGCAAGTCATATTGCTAAATCTTGTTTTAAGACTAACGATAGATTTCTAATGAACTATCAAATAGTAAATGGAGACAACGACAGGTTTAAACAAATAGATTTAAACAATTGGTTTAACGAATTAAAAGAACAAGATAATTATTATTTAAAAGAGGAAAACGCTAATGCCAATACCTAAACAAATGTTAAAAGAATGGTGCGAGACTTATGAAGAAGCTATTGAAACTTTAGATTACTTAGCCAATAGAAGTGTTGGGACAGCTAAAGAAGAAATAAAAGAAAGTCTTGAAGATTTTTTTATTGATAATGGTCTAATGACTGAAGAAGAATTTAAACAGGAGGTAAAGAATGTCTGATATAGGAAACAATTGCGTATGTTGTAATCAAGATACATCTTTTGGAAGTGGCAGGTTTGTCAACCGTATTCCAGCAGACGCAGATTATGAAAGTCTTGATGATAAAGGTAATACTATTTTTGCAGAAGAAGAATACAGAGACGGATATTTATGTCCTGATTGTCAAATGAGTGAAGAAGAATTTGAGGAGGTAGCTAATGGATAGAGGGTGTTGCAATGAGTGTGGCTATAAAGCTGATTATATTATTGATAACAATAATTATGCAGATAATGGCTACAAAGATTTAAACCAAGTGCCAACAGATAAAATGTTATGTGGCGTATGTTATGAGGAGGCCTCTAATGATTGAGGTACTTCTATGGATCTTGATAGGCTACCTAGCAATAGGTAGTATTCTTGGTTTAGCTTACGTCTACTACAAAGGATATTTAGATTAATCCCGACACCCCGACTACTTAGATCCCGACTCTTTGTTCTCTAAAATATTAGATCCCGACGAGTTCTCTATAGCCTTAGTCCCGATCAATTGCTTCAACCTTCTCTCTACCTCGTCCCGACTCATCTGGTCGATCTTTCCATGCAATACTTCCCGACGATCTACTATTAGGCCCCCGACTTTGAGAAGTAATCCTTGTGCCTGTATAGCCGCAGAATAAGATCCCGACTCTAATGCTAAATCCCGAATGGTATATAAATCTTCTACAGCCTTATCATGCGTAAGCTCAAACTTCTTCTTAGCTTCCGACATCAATCGTTCATACTCCCTTCTAACATGTGCATACTTATTACCCTCATGCATGTATCTACCGATAACAATAGGATTTTTATATCCTGCTTTCTTGGCCGCTTCAGCCCATGTAAGTTGTGGATCGTTGACTGCATTCCAGACTAATAACCTTTGACGTTTAGTTAAATGCTTTTCATCGTGATTCATATACTCAATAGGCATATCTTCTACACCTTCTTCAAGGGTAGCTTCAACCTTAACTGTCTTTCTTATGTTGTGATTTCTTCGCATCTATCAATCTAGCTCCTGGATATTTCTTTACAAATCTTACTATATCCTCTTGTTCTAGTAAATCTACTACAAATTCGGGCAACTTATCCCTCAATTCTTTCTTCAATCTTGTTTGTACTTTTGTCATACTTATAATACTTTTGTCATACTTTTGTCAGAAAATCCTGACAAAACTAAAAACCCTGCAACAATAGGCTCTACAAGGTAATATATATTAATAAATAAGAGTATATATATAGTTTTGTCATATATTATTATACTCCCCCTTTCATATTACTCATACCGCGTCGAACAATTCCGACCTTTTTGTCACTTACACCCAAACCCTGACAAAACTGACAAAACGCCAAAACCAGACGCAGTAAGGGTTTCAAGCCAATAGTTTTGTCAGTCTGTATCGTCCTCTGTGACAAAACCCTCTGAAAAGAGTGATTTCTTCTTAATACCGAAGCAATTATATAAAACCTCGTCGATTAGTTCCGACCCCTCTTCTGGGGAGTCTGAATAACTCAACAGCTCACATGCTCCGAAGGTAAAGATTAGACTTGCTATTTCTTTCGGTGAGACACCTCTTGCGACAAAATCCTCAAACAAATGATCCAAACGTTGCTTTGCTTCAACGTAAGTAGGCTTAGGTCTTTTAGATGCAAAGTCGATGATCTTTAAATGTGACATTCACTTAGTATAGCAAATAGTGGGGCTTTGTGTCGTAAACCAGGCCCCAAAGTTTATATCAAGACGACTGCGTTATAATTGTTTATACAAGCCAAACGACTGCCTGTTCGCGACTATTTAACTTTCCAGACGTTGCATATTTATTTATAACTATTTCGCCAGTAGAAATTGCTATATATCTTTTACCTTTGATATATCTAGTGCAAATCCTAGATTTTTTTTGTATAGGTTTAAATTTAGCCCTCACCATGTTCGTACCTTTGATTTTGAGTGTGTTCTTGCCATACCTGTTCTAAGTGAGGCGGGTGTTCTAATAACCAATTATCAGACAGCTCCCTCATCTTCTTCATGCCGTCGCAGAACTGTTTAAAGTCCTCGCAACCTTCATGCAGCACTTCTTCAGCGGCAATATCCGCATCTATTAATAAGTCTTTTAACTTACTCATATTATTTCCCCTTAGATTTATTTAGTCTAAACTCTGCATCTTCAATCGCAGAATGACATATATTAATTAACTCACTCTCAAAGCCCTCAGCCTTAAGTAAAAGACCAACAACTAGGTTATGAACCAATAGATAAGACCCAGCCATCGGATCCATCATTTCCATATCTTTATCGACCAGGCAATCTTTTGCGTAATTACGCATCATGCTGACAGATAAATCAAAAGCTAGGTCGTTGTTATGATCCATTTCAGATTCTTTCTTCGCACTCATATTCATATTCTTCTCCATAAATAAAATAAATATACATTTAGTATAGCTATATCTGTTTACATGTCAAACGATTTAATATAATATCTAATATTAACTTTTGGAGAAGTAAATGAATAAAAAAGAAATGAATGAATTAGTAGATAACAGTATGGCTCTTGTCTTGGATATGACTATGCGCAACAACCAAACACTTGCCAAGTCAGCCTTTAAGCCAAAGGGATCTACAAACTTTAACAATGATCTTATGGCTATGAAAAGACTCCAGGCGTTTGTAGAGTATATCTATGCTCATCAACCTAGTATGTTTGAAAGTGCCTATAGGTTTGCAAGTGAGTCAGTCGTAGACAATGAGTAATAAAATAAGGTTCTACGCATTTAGATCTTATGACGATGAGTTTGGTGTAAGGTTTATACCCTACGATGCAACCAACTTCGAGCTAAAGGCTCTTACCAAGAACTTTGATGCTAAGGCTTTGTTTGCAAAAATGAGGGCAAACTGCGAGGGATACATTCCTGCATACAACCCAGATAAAACTTATACAGAAAATCTACAGGATCTACAAGTTAAGGTAGGCTACTGGCCTGTCCCTTTATCACATCAATCTGTGTATGAGGATATACCTATAGAGTATGATGATGAGTGGACAGAAGAAAAATCTAAACCAAACTATAAACACCGTTGGGAACTAGAAGACCGCAAGGAATATTATTTCCCACCCAAAGACCAACCACCATTTTAAGGAGAAGCAAATGGAAAAAATAAAAGAACTAGAAGCCTACGAATGCGAGGCAAGAGCAGATGCTCTTATATATGCAGATATACCCAACGAGGTTTATCATTCAGAGGTAGGGATAAGCAGTAGCACCCTGCGTAAATTTGGACATTCCCAGCTACATGCTGTTAATGATGTGCAAAAGACTACAGATGCTATGAACTTTGGAACTGCTGCTCACTATATGTTGGTGGAGGGAGAACAGGCATATAACCAAGAGGTAGCTGTACTAATGGGGTCGCCCTATACCAAAGCTTATAAAGAGAACAAAGCAGATATGTTAGAGCGATACGATTGCGTTATCAAAGAGATAGAAGACACTCATATTAAAGGTATGAAGGCCAACATTATTGATGAGGCTGACATGTACTTACAAGCAGAAGGCAAACTACCAGAGGCTAGTTTCTTCTGGTATGAGGATAAGGTTCTTTGCAAATGCAGGCCAGATCTAATATGTCCTCCTTTTAAGGATTTATATAAGCCTGGTGAGATATATGTTGTTGATTATAAAACAACCAAGTCTTGCGACCCGAAAGAGTTTGCCGACTCAGTTAAGTATTGGGGATACGACATGCAAGCCGCTTGGTATCGTAGAGGTATGGAGAAAGCTGGATACAGCGTTAAAGAGTTTGCCTTTGTTGCCCAAGAGAAAGTTCCGCCTTATGCCAGTAAAGTCTTTGTTATTACTGACGAGCAAATGGATAAAGCTTGGGATAAGATGCAAGTATTTCTAGATGCTTATAACAAATACTTATATGATGGTATAACTACTATTTATAATTCAGATAGTATTGTCACTTTAGATCTGGAGGATTAAATGAGGTTTTGGAGAAAAGTTCACAACATAATAGATAGAGCGTGGCGACATACCCACGCTTCTATTTTGTACTACTTTGATAATCGCAAAGACGAAGTAGATATAGATTGGTTAAATATGCACAATAATATAATGGAGAAACAAAATGAACGACCCAATAAATCCAAATCATTATAAGGACGGCAAAATAGAATGTATTGACGCTATGGAGGCCAGTATGACACCTGAAGCTTTTGCGGGTTACTGCAAGGGCAATGTAATCAAATATGTATGGCGTTATGAAAAGAAAGATCAGCTAGAAGGCCTACTCAAAGCTCAATGGTATCTAGCTAAACTGATTAGTCTTTATGAAGATTAATAAAATACTCAGCCTCTACAACTGCTAAGGTCTTAGACCTATTTCTTTTAATAATTACTAATGGTTGATGCTTTCCGCAGTTAGCAGATGCTTGATCATAAGCTTTCCAAATGTTTAAAGACTCCTGGCACTTACACTCAATAGAATAAGGAAAGGCATCTCTTGCCTCTTTACTCATAATCACATCCTCTCCACCAGCACCCATTGATGTTGATTTAACATTCTCTGGATGTATGTCTAAAAGTTCAATAAGTTTGTCTCTCACCCATTGTTGGAGTTTGCGACCTTTTTGTTTTGCTGATTGTGGTTTCATAATTAAGTGCTAGGTTGGGTTTTGAGAGGTATTTACGGAGTTATACGATACCCTATAGACCCCTAGCGGAGCCTGTTATTTTATAAAGAAGGTTTAGCTGGCTTGCTAGTCTCCGCTGCAGCCATACTTGGTGGTACTTCTGCCTTAGTAGGCGGAGTAAAACCATCTCCCTTCGGAGTTCTAAACGCAACTATCTCATTCGTAGTATCTGGATAGCTAGGATTGTCACTTTCTTTTTCAGAAAAAGTACAAAGTAAAGTTTTACCTTGTAGATCTTCTGCGTTAGTAGGTGGTGTATCAAGACCAACAGCAGTAAGCAAACGTTTAAAGTCAGAAGCTGCGTAGCCTCTAATGAGTTCTTGCTTCTCTGCATCATCATTCTTATACCAAAGACTAAAGTATTTTCTAACGATCCAGCCGTTAAACTTTGGCTCGTTATGTACCTTAACCTCTAGCTTGATACTTTCATTACCAGCAGCTGACACATGTTTAGTGCATTCGCTGATAATACAATTATAATCACCTTTCGGTATATAAGAGGATGACTCCTCTTCCCTAGACTCTACGTTTGTAAAATCAATTCCATCAAAGTCAGACATTATGCTTCTCCTTTAAATCCTAACTTGTTAATAATATGTGATAGGTTAGGTTCCTCTAAGGCCTCTAACTTACCACTCCTGTCCTTAGCGATATAATTAGCGCCAAGAGTTGTTTGCAACCAACGTTCGGTTGACTTATTACCTTTTTCATCTTCAGTATCAAATGTTCTCAAACATAACACTTCATCAAAGAAGTAAGGTATTTGCGTAGGTAGTTTAGCTCCAACCATCATCGGTTGATAGTGCAACATACCAGTAGCTTCATCTCGTACCTCTTGCTGTTTAGCAATAAATACAACATGTATGGGAAGATCCCTAAATCTACGCATCGTCTTAGTCATTATCTGAATGACCTCGCCATACGCTTTTCTAGGATCTTTGCTTTTCTTTAACTCGTTGCCCAGAACAATCTCTGACATTTCTGTCACGCTGTCTAAACAAACAGTATCGTAGTCTAACTTGCCGCTTTCTAATAGCTGTGCAATTTCTTCTATTTCAGCTGCTTCTTTGACTTCAATAGCAGTCACATTCTTAGCGTCTTTAATAGATAGAAGTCCAGCTTCCATACTTACAACAAGGGTCTTTCCAGGTACGGTCTGACAAAGAGTTGTTTTACCAGCTCCAGAGATTCCGTAGACTAGAAGTTTAGCACCTTGCATTTCGACCAAATCGCTCGGGCTTTTTATACGACTTATAATATCGCTCATATCATTTCTCCTAAAGATAAAATAATAGTATACAGATAAAAATATTGACTGTATACTTTTAGTTCAAAATAAATTTATACAAAAAGCAACTATGAGCGAAGTCAATAAAAATCAATGGAAAGTGAATTATTTATACAGGCTTAGGCAAATAGCTGATAAAGGACTTGAACCTTTATATGCTAACAGGCTGGAGCCAGAATACAAGGAGAGAGAAGTGGAAAGGATTAGTTTAAAAAAATATATAGAATTTATAGGAAATTCTGGAGCAGCAAAATTATTTGAATGCTCTGAAGCAACCGTCAAATCTTGGAGGTATGATCGAAGACAACCTTCAATTAAACAAGCAAAAAAAATAATTAAAGCTGCTAATGGCAAGCTAGATTTTGAATCTATCTACGGCTCTTTAGAAACTACATTTGAAGAATAGTTTAAGTGTTCAACGTCAAGGCAACAGCAGAAGACTCTGCG